CGCCATCGCCGGGCTGGGCGGCGGACTGCCGCCGGCCATCAGCATGCCGATGTCGGGCGGCTGCCCGGTTGCCATCGGCATCATGCCCTGGATCGCGTTGCCGGCCTGACCCATCATTCCTGGCGGCATGCCGCCGGCCATCGGCCCCATGGCGCCAGTCGCCTGCGCCTGCTGCATCATCATGGCGGCAGACTGCATCAGCTGGTTCAGGGTGGTCTGGCTCTCGTCCCAGCTGGTGGCATTGAGCCGCGGCCGTTTTCTCGCGACGGCTTTTGGATTTTTGGCGTACAGAAACGCCGTCTTTTGCGCCACCAACCTGAGGGTGAGGTTGGCGACGTAACGCTTGTCCTTGGCTTCCTTGGACCACTGCTTGCCGAAGCAGAACTCTTGATCTTCCCGCATCCGGTCGAATGAAGGTTTCCAGTACCGCTTGGCCTTCTTGACCTTGGATGTCCAGTCGCGGACCAGGTTGCGGCGGCGGTCCGGCGGATCCGGGTTGGCGCGCGGGATCGAGTTTGGCTTGCCGGTGGTCGGATTGATATCCGGCTCGCTGGATTTCTCGTCGAAGCCGGCAAACACACGCATCATGTCGTCTTGGAAGGCGTCTACCATCCTTGCAGGCCCCTCGCCCGAAGATCTCGACCCTCACGCCGGCGCGTGTTTGCAAACAGCTCGCGGTAGGTGCCGGTCAAGACTTCCGGCTCGACCTTCCTGCCGCGGGTTCGCCCGTGCATCTTCGACAGTCCTAGCCCAACCAGGCTCAAAGTGTCGACCACGTCGTCGTTACTGCCGTGCGGAAACTTCAGGATTTGGTCCTGCATCTCCGACCATGAACGGATGAATCCTGGGAAGTGTACCATCTTCATGCTGGTGCGGGCCTGGATCGCCTGCGCGCGCTGCTGCTTGTCGGCCGCGGGATTGATCGGATCGATCGCACAGAACGCCTGCTTCTCGGCCATGCGCCGGCGCAGGAAGGGACCGAGGCTCTTGGTGATGGCGCCACCCTCGGCCCACCAGAACATCGGCTTATATTTCTTCATCAGCACGATCATGCTCTCGACCGCCTGATGCGAATCCAGCCGGTCCCAGACCATGTCCGGCATGATCCAGATGTTATCCTTCTCGTCGACGCCGACGATCATCAGACAGGTCTTGTCGGCGGACTTGGCTACCGACACCGCGTGGTCCGACGCCCCATAGAATCTAAGGGTATGAAACGCCGGGACGTCATCCATTTTATTGTAGGTGACCAGGTCGCTATCCTTGAAGAAGGCCCCATCCTTTGGCCCTGGACGGCCCTGATACAGCGCAGCAAATCCACGCGGATCGGTGGCACGAATATCCTCCAGATATTGCTTGGTGAACCGCTCCGGCCATAACGCTTCGCCGGGTTTGCGGCCGAGCACGTCGTTGTCTTCGGCTAGCGCCGGCAGATCAATCTTGCGCCAGGCTTTGGCTTCTTCGACGTTGTAGTACGGATTAAGCGGGTCGATAAGCCGGCCAACGAGATCGTCTTCGGTCCACCGGGTTTGGACGATGACGATAGTGCCAGTCGAATCCATGAGGCGAGTTCGGAGGACTTGATTGTACCACTGCCACAGCTTCTCTCGAACGATGACTGAGTCAGCTTCAGTTCGATCCTTAATAGGGTCATCCAATAGGATGCAGTGGCCACCGCGGCCGGTGATCGAGGAACCGCGTCCCACAGAGAAGACCACGCCATCACGGGTGGTTTGGACTCGGTTGACAGCATTTGCTCCAACCTTGATCTCGACATCGGGGAAGACCTGCTTGTATTCTGGTGTCTCCATGATGTCGCGGACGCGACGACCCAAGTCCCAGGAGTAATGCTCATTATATGTTGCGACGATAATGCTCCTGTCGGGATGGCGACCAACGTACCAGGCGGGGAACATCGCACTTGCCAGAGTAGTCTTGCCAAATCTGGGTCCGACATTGATCATCAATCTCCGGTAGTCGCCGCGCTCGACCTCTTCAAGCGAGCGACCGATCATGCGGTGGAACGGTTGTGGCTTGTACAGCGACTGCCCGACATCGTCATCGTAGTTGGGATCAGGCATCATCAATTCTGTAAACGCTATCAAATCATCGCGGGCGATGAGGATTGCGCGTTTACGCTTCAGCAGTTTCCGTTGGACGTCCTTTTCAGAGTCCGTCATCGGTGTGCTTATACTTCGCCGCCGGCACGTCCGGCATCTTCTTGATCGACGCCTTCGGCTTGGAGCTGATCGTGCTCGGCTCGACCGGGGTCGGCTGCGGTCCCTTCACTGGCGAGGTGTGATGCGTGAAGTTGTCCTGGGTCTTAGACACTGGCGGCGGCTTGGCCACCGGCGGCGCCTTGATGTTCACAGTCTTACCGATCTTGGATGGCATGAGGTTCCCCTAGGTTGAAAATCCGAAAAAATTTTTGGGCTAGGTCGCGTCTTCGTCGTCGTCCTGCATCAGCACGCCGACACCGTTGACGGTGATCTGCAAGTCGACGCCGTCTGGCACGGTCAGTGCGATCTCGATCCGCGGCGTGAGCGGCTTGACGATGGGATTCTCGGGTGTGAACACATCCTGCGGCGGCTTCATGTTATCTCCTGACTGTGCAGCGTTCCATCTGGATAAGGTTTCGCGCCAGTTGTCGGCAGGCGGTTTCGGCATTGATGGCATCGATCTCGTAGCGGGAATAAAACGGCGGTCGTTCGGTCACGGTGGTCACGATACAACCGGATAACAGGACGGCGAGCATGGCCAGGACGAGGATCATCTAGAGCCTCATTGGTGTCACCACACCCAACAGGCCGGCGATGATGTAGACGATGATCAACACCACGATGACGGTGATCAGCACTGACACCACAGTTCTAAACTGCGGCGGCATTGGCACCATGGGCAACAGGGCTTGCACCGCCCACAGGATGACGCCGAGCACCACCAGCAGCAGGACGATCGAGATCAGCGTACCGATCATGCTAGCCCCCTAGCGTCGGCGCGGAATCACCTTCTGGCCGACGAATTGCGGCTCGATCATATACTTTGTTTCGTCAATGGTAATGGGGCCACCGGCACTAATCGGCGTGCCGTCCGGCACCGGCGGTGGGGCTTCACCCTCACCCTGTTCAAAGCCAATCTGATTATAGGTTGATTTGACATCATAGGCGCGGTTGAGCGCATCGGCGGCACCCATCCGCTCGACGAACACATTGAGCGGGCCTTGCAGTTCTGGGACAGCCGCACCGGCGGCAAAGTTGGCGACCAGGTCGGTGTCGGAGGTGAGGCTGAACGTATAAATCGGGTACATCGACGCGACCAGGCCGTTGATGTAGGTCCACTGCACGAAGTGCTTATCGACGTTTGGCGTGGCTTGCACCGTCACCGTGGCGCCGATCGGATAGACGCCGCCGCCGCTGGTCATGCCAGCGTCAGGCGGCGAGGCGATGGTTGAAAGGGTTCTGGTGGTCGCTTGCGGGTCGACAACAACGACAACCGGCGGCGGCGTTTCCGTCGCCACCGGGTGCGGCTCAAAGTCAGGATTTTTAGGCCAGTCGGTCACTTATTCCTTCGCTCCGGGTCTTCCTCCACTGGCGGATTGGGCGCCTGCGGGTTGTCGGGCGGCTGGCCCATCGGGTCGATGCCGCTATGCTGCTTCTTGGCCAGTTCGACCGGATCGGACGTCTGACCCGGCGTGTCAGGGTGCTCCGGCTGGTCACCCGCAGTCCGCCGGTGTTGCTGTTCTTGGTGCTTGGTTGCAGTGCGGGGTTCGTCGTCGTCATCACTCGACTTCTTGGACATCTTAGATTTCCTCCGCTTTCGGGGTGTGGCCGGCTTCCTCCGCGCAGTCACCTTGCGCTTGCGCGCAACAACCGGGCGCTTTCGCTTGGCCTTCTTCATAACAGCACATGCTCCGTATCGTTGCAGCTCATTTTGCTTTTTCGCTAATGGGCTGGCAGGACTTAGCTAATTCGGCGATTAAGCTGTCGCGCCGCTCCGACGCAGATGAAATATGGTAGAGCGTAAAAAACACCACGCCAAGGCAGACGATGTTGATGATGACGAGCGGCAACGCCAGCGGTCCCGCGGCCGCCAATCCCTTAGCAACCTCGCCCGCCACCTTGCCGGTGTACTCAATCACTTTTTCCTGGCTTCCAGCGCCTTGACGCGCTTCTCCAAAGCATCGAGCCGCTCGTCCGGCGATATATACACCGGCAGCGGCGGCGGATCCGACAGCGTGTTGGTCTTCGGATCGTAGGTCTTGCCGCCGAAATCCTTCTGCGGATCGTCGCCGGTGTAGCCGGTAATCTCGATCACCCGCTGATTGATCGAGTGGATCGCGGTCGGATCGTAGGTGGCGGCGCCGACGATACTCCGATTGAAATGTGGGTGGTGGTAAATGTTGCAGACCACGCTGCCAGGCTTGAAGTTCGGCACCGGCTTCGGCCTGTCATCGACCAGCAACGCGCCGGTGGTCGGGTGATAGGTCGACGGTTTCGGCGGCTGCATCAGTAGGAAGTTGGGCCGGACGTAGTCGTACCAATCAACCAGGTCGGCCTGGCGCCTGGCATAGACGGCGCCGCGCGGCGCAACCTTCTGCGGCTGCACCGGCTGGT